TATGGCCAGAATAAATCCTGATCCAACATCTATAAAACTTTCTATAAAACTTCTCATTTCTACCCTATATATAGGATATCAGAGGATTTTTGTCAAGCCCTAATTAACGGCCCTGACCACGATATTTTTTGTAGGATCTACGCTGGTTTTTATTCATAGTAGAAGTAATTGGATTACGCCCTATGTTTGTACCCTTCGGTTTACTTTCGTGCTTTATAACTTTACCGTAAAGACTTTTATTTTTTTTGCTCATCGAATTGTCGTAGATGGATGGTATCACCCGTAGATACATGTGGCATATAGCTTATTTTTCCATTGATTTTTTGCTCTATGTCAGATCCACAAGTAGTACATCTAAATACAGTTTTATGAACAGACACAAAGATACTATCTTCTGTGCATACAGGACATTTACCATTAACAACTTGCGCTGCTATATCAAATGCTTTCCCAAAAGGACCTTGTCCGTACATGTTTCTCCTTACGTTTATATTTCTTTTTATCTTGTATTACTTGAGGTGTAAAGAACTTTAGGACCTGGGCTACACGATTTCGGGGTCGATTTTTCTTAAGAAAAAAAGCGTATGCTTTTTTATTCATTAGTGAGTCATTAAAGCAAAAATGACATAAGCCATCCCTGTAATTAAGGCCCCTACAGATACTAATAAAATGCTTTCAATTCTATCAATTTGTTTTTTTATTCTAGAAATTCTTTCGTGTGTTTGTTTCTGCATAATCCTGCATAATTTTTCGTGAGAATCTATTCGTTGTAAAGCGTCTTGTTTAGGCATGATTATTCCAGTATTAAAGAAAGAATTTTCTTCTCTCCCATATAAACCTCTATGTTTGCCTTAGATTTAATGCATTTATAAACAACTCTATCTTCAGGTTTTTTATCCCTCATTGCAATACGCTTTCCTTTTAAACATTGGCTGAGGCTCGGTTGAATACGATGCTCAATAATTTTATGGTCAGCGATTAAAAGCAGAGCAAAAACAGTTTCTACAATCATTGATGTCCTCCATTAGCAAAAGTTCTTTGCTTATCTTTTAATTTTTCAATATCAGATAATATCTTTTCTACATCTTTTTGTAAACGCTCTATGTTTACGGTATTCGACATCATATTCTGCATTTCAGTTTCTATTTTTTCTACTTGCCCACTCATATGTTCGATTAACATGAACTGCTCAGAATCAGCGGGGTAAGGATCCGAGTAATCCACGAGGCCATCCAATACGGAAAGCTGTGTTTTCTACGAGATCCTTCTCCATTAGTTCTAGTTTTGTTGAGTGTCGATTTTGTGTTTCAATGATACCGAAGTAAGCCCAGGTGCCGATCGCGACGAGGGCGATCAAACTGGCAACCGTTTTCATCGGCATCTGTACTTTTGCTTCGTCTGAAATTTTAAGTGTCATTAGCAATCCCACTTTCTAAGAGATTTATTTATTCTTGAATTTGGATCTCTTGCTGTTTTAGCTGATGTTAATTTTTTTTTCATACCCCCCATTCTAGCACAAAATGATTTTCTTCGGCCACTTGTTTTAGATTTTGTAGGTGCTTTTAAAGTTCCACCTTTATAACTGTCTCTTCCTTTTTGATTTAATCCACCTGATGGTGACTTACCTTCTTTTCTTGTCCAGGCTGCAGACCCACCTTCTTTTAATTGACTTCTTTTAATAGCTTTTTCTGTAGGTGCTCCCTTAGCCCCTTTGGCTCTCATTTTTTCTCCACGTTTTCTTTTTTGATGAATATTATACCAAAGACCTTTCCGTGCTTTTTTACCTTCTTTAGTAGTGTGATAAACACTTCCACCTTTTTTGTATCCTTGTCTAAGAATTGGACTATGCCCTTTAATTGATATGTCAGCCATTAGTTATAACTATACCCCGTGCTAGGAGCATTTCCTTCTTGTAATTTTTTAAATAATAATTCATGTTGGTCCATGATTTCTTTATCTGAATCCATCATTCTATCAACCTGATCTTCTAGTTTTAAAACTTGTGCTTGAATTCTTTGTACTTTATCTTCATGTACTGCCTGGATAGTTGACAGTTCGAACGTACGACTAAGACTCCAGCCAGCTAGAGCTAATAAAATTCCCACCAACATTGTCATTAATTTTTCAATCATTTATCCATCTCCATGTCTGAGTGATACTCTTTTTTTCAGACAGTTTATCCTTTTCAGAATCGGTGTCGGTTGTACCATATTCTATCTTAGTTTCATAGGGAATCATTTGGTAGCTACATCCAGCTAAAAGAACCAGTACCAAGGCTAGGCCAATTATCAAAGCCTGAACCGCCTTTTCAGTTGTCTGATTTCTTTTTCTTGCTTCTCTTCTTCTTTTTAACAGTTTTAATGTCCTGAATTTCATTTTCAATCCTCGATACTTTTTCTTTAATAAGGACCATATCTTGGGAGAGGGAGAATGTTCGTGAAAGCGTCCATCCGCCGAGAGCAATGAGAATAGCAAGAAGTGCGGTGATGATTTTGTCATTGATCATTGGCACCATTCACATTCGTTTGTGTCGTCAATGACGACGCCACCCCCTTCATAAGTTGCATCTTCATTACGTCCTTTTTCACAATCACAATTAACACATTCGCCACTGCCTGTGTTTTCACAGTGACACATTTTATTACATTTTTTACAAAATTTTTCCGTCATTTTTTATCCTCAATATCATAGAAGAATTTATCCGTATCTTCCGTCTTCCATTTCATATCATCCTCAACATTCCATTCACTTGTTTGTACCTTCCAATCCATTGGAACTTCATCTTTTACTGTAAAAGAAGGAACGCTCCATATAATTCTATTGTTAGGTTGAGCAGCATAGTTACCATCATTTAAGGCAAGTATGTGAGCGCACTTATGTTCGTGCGGAATTTCTGAATGATCAGTATCTATTATATTACTCTCTGGGTGCGCCCAGTCAATAGTAAAAAGATAAGCACCTCTGTGCCATTTTTTATCTTTGCCAATATATTTGCCGGATTGTCCATCTAGGATATCGTAAGAAGTAACAGAAGGATAGTAACTAAAACAATTCCATAGCTCCAACTCGTCCAGTCTATGTCGAGGTACTTCTTCTGCTTTATAACCTCTTTGAATGAACGCAGAAATTGGTAACCTGTAGAAGATTGCACCATTTTCCATAATTGCGTGAAAAAGTATCGGGCGACCAGTAATGGACGAAAACCCAAATATGATGCAGTCTTCAACTTCGCCATGATGTTCTTTAAGATCATAGAGATATTCTCTCCGGATCTGTGCATACGTCACAGGTATATTTGCATTTAGATAAGCCATTGGTCATTACAATAATATAGCGCCAACAACAAAACCAATAATAAAGCCAACTATATATTCTCTGTAATGCAGAGACCATACATCCCATTTGACTTTAAGGTCTTTTAATAATTGTTTCATTTTTCCTCCTCTTTTATATTACCCCAATTAGGTCCGGATTCATAGTCTACTTTGTTAGGAACTTCAAGAGAAACGGCATGTTCCATTATCTCTTTTATTCTATCGGCATTGTCCATAACAGATATATCTAGTTCATCATGAACTTGTATATGTGGAGTAATTCCTTCTTTATATAATTCTATCATTGCTTTTTTAGTCATGTCAGCAGCTGATCCTTGTATCAATCTATTTAATGCTTTGTATGTGTAAGCTCTCTTGATCCCTGGTCCGTGTTCCGCGAGCGCTGCATCATGAGGTAGAGCTTTATGTATACCAAACTGATTGGGTTCCCATAAATGAAACCTGCATAGTCGTCCAAGTAAAGTTCTTATCTGTCCTCTATCCTGAGAACGTTGCATAACATTATCCATGAGTTGTCTAACGAATGGAACTTTGTTGTGGTACTGTCTAAATAATTCATCGGCCTTTTCTTTTGAAACTCCTAGTTCAGCTTGTAATTTATTTTTTCCCATACCATAGAACAGACCAAGATTTATAGTCTTGGCCTGTGATCTAGGTATCTCTGCCATGTCTGCCACGATAGTGTGGAAATCGGCATCACCCTCTTTATAGGCTTCCATCACTTCGTCCACTCCGTAGAGATTCTGTAAAGTTGCATAATGCACTACC